TAAAGAAGATAATAATGGTGTAAAAGTTGTGGGTGAAGATTTCATGCTAGCAACTGCTGCTGACATCGTTGCTGATCCCTCTGCCCCTGATGCTTTTGTCTCGGGAATTATGGAAGGAAAAGAGTGGGTATGGGAAGGTGGAATTCTTCGTGAGCAACTCGCAGAAAACACTCAAAAAAGAATCAACACTCTAGTTGATCAAAAAACTCTTGAGGAGCATAAACTCCAGTTATGGAACAATTTCCTCTCAAATCTTTAAATTATAAATAAATATAGATTAATACAATCATGTCTAATCAAATGTCCGTTGGTAGCAATTTACAAGAAATGGAAAACGTAGTAACTAAAAACGCTGCGCCTGGAGATCCAATGCCTAAGTTGACCACAGGTGGTACACCTCCAACTTATGAAGATCTAGGTGGGCCAACCCCAGAAAACTCTAAACCAGATGACGACAGCAATAAGCTGAAGACTCCTGGTGCAACTCTTAAGCAAGTTAGAGATGTAGTCAACAAAGGTGCAAAACCTGCGGAAACTGCTAAAGGCATGAAAGAGGAGGAAGCAGAAGTTGAAGTAGAAGAGGATCAAGAAATTGTATCCGAAGAAGAAGCAACTGAAGAAGAAGTAGTTTCTGAAGAAGAAACCACCGAAGAAGAAGTTGTTGCTGAAACTACTGAAGAATCTGAAGAGGCAATTGTCGAAGAAGATACAATTGATGTCGAAGAAGATATTAATGCCTTGATTTCTGGCGAAGAACTTTCTGAAGAATTCCAAGAAAAAGCACGCACTATCTTTGAGACAGCAATTAGAACTAAGATTGCAGAAATTAAAGAAGAGATGAAGTCTGAATATGAACAGGCTCTCGTCGAAGAAGTTGCTGCTGTTAAGGCAGAACTTTCTGAGCGCACTGACGCTTACCTTGAGTATGTTGCTGACGAGTGGATGTCTGAAAATCAACTCGCAGTTGAGCACGGTCTTAAGACCGAAATGACCGAATCATTCCTTTCTGGAATGAGAGGACTTTTTGAAGATCATTATGTAACTATCCCTGAAGAAAAATATGATGTCATCCATAGCATGGTAGAAAAACTTGATGAGATGGAAGATAAACTCAATGAGCAAATCAACAAGAACGTTGCTTTAAATAAAAGATTGTCAGAATCGGTTGCCGATGTAATCCTTGCGGATGTGTCAGAGGGTCTTGCTCTCTCCCAAAAGGAAAAACTCGCTTCTCTTGCTGAAAATGTTGAGTTTGAAAGTGAATCTAACTATCGTGAAAAACTGGAAACACTGAGAGATTCTTATTTCTCCACTAACTCCAGCGCACAAAGAAACCATTCAGAATCTATTTCTGAAGGTGCAGAAGGCGGAAGTCAACCAGAAGTGTCTGGTTTGATGGAGTCATATCTTCAGACTCTGAATAGAGTTTCGAAAAAGTGAGTTTTTAAATTATTAACAACAAACAAAACAAGAAAATTTAAGAGGTAAAATTCAAATGCAAATGTTCAATTCCGAACAACTGCAGGAGAAGTGGGCACCAATTCTTAACCATGATGGTCTTGGAGAAATCAAAGATCCTCATAAGAGAATGGTAACCTCCGTTCTTCTGGAGAACCAAGAAAAAATGATCAAAGAGGAGCAAGAGTTCCTTTCTGAAACGCCAACTAACGCCACTTCTGGTGGTACTGGAGCAATCAGTAATTTTGATCCCGTTCTGATCTCCCTGATCAGACGTTCCATGCCCAACCTGGTCGCTTATGACCTTGCAGGCGTTCAACCGATGAATGGTCCTACTGGACTGATCTTCGCAATGCGCTCCCGCTATGCTACTCAGGGCGGCGAAGAGGCATTCTACAACGAAGCAGACTCTGCATTCTCTGGTCAGAGTAATGGTTTCAACCTGACTAGTGGAGCAACTGGAATTAACGTTGGTTTGGGTACTACCAACCAACAGGGAACTAATCCTGGTGCTCTTGACGGTACTTTCCCTGCTACTGCCGATGCCACCACCTATAACGTAGGTGAGGGTATGACAACTGCTCAGGCAGAAGACCTGGGTGATGGTGGCGGACAATTCAACGAGATGGCATTCTCGATTGAAAAAATCACCGTTACTGCTAAGTCACGCGCTCTGAAAGCTGAGTATTCACTCGAACTTGCTCAGGACTTGAAAGCAATTCATGGTCTGAATGCTGAAGCGGAACTCGCCAACATCCTCTCTACTGAGATTCTGGCAGAGATTAACCGCGAAGTTATCAGAACCATCTATAACGTTGCTGTTCCTGGTGCTCAGGCAAATGTTGCAACCGGTGGTACTTTCGACCTCGACGTTGACAGCAATGGTCGTTGGTCTGTTGAGAAGTTCAAGGGTCTCATCTTCCAGATTGAGAGAGACGCTAACGCCATCGCCCAGCAAACTCGTAGAGGGAAGGGTAATATGATCCTCTGCTCTGCTGATGTTGCTTCTGCACTCACCATGGCAGGTGTTCTTGATTACACCCCTGCACTCAACGCTAACCTTAACGTTGACGATGCTGGCAATACCTTTGCTGGTGTTCTTCAAGGTAAGTATCGTGTATACATCGATCCTTATGCTGCCAACGTTGCTGCTAATCAGTACTACGTTGTTGGTTACAAGGGTTCTTCACCTTATGACGCTGGTCTGTTCTATTGCCCCTACGTTCCCCTTCAGATGGTTCGTGCTGTTGGCGAGAACACCTTCCAGCCCAAAATCGGATTTAAGACTCGCTACGGCATGGTCGCCAATCCCTTCGCCCGTGGTGCCTCTATGGACAACCCCGGTGTTATTGCTCGTAACTCTAACCGCTACTATCGTCGCGTTAAAGTCAGCAACCTTATGTGATCCATCGGACACATATTTTCAAAGGACCCTTCGGGGTCCTTTTTTTGTCTAAATACAGATAAAAGCATTCCTGAGATGAAATCGACACCTAGAGAGCATAAAGAAGCACTGGATCGTCATGCTAAACTTATACAACATTTAATTGATGAAGGTTATGCAGAAGACGAAGAATCTGCAAACAGCATCATCATGGGTATGAGTGAGCAATGGTATTCTTTAATTATTGATTAATGAAAAATTTTAATAAATTTATTTCAGAAGCAACTGCAAAAAAGTGTCCTCCGGGACAATACTACTGCTACACTGATAAAAAATGTAAAAAAATTCCCAAAGGATATCGTGTTGGAGTCCGTGGATACTTAGCAAAAGATAATGAAAGTGACAACAATGACGGAGATTCTAACAAAAATGGGAATGGTGGGAATGGTAATGGAAATGGTGGCAGTGGCAATGGCGGCAACGGTAATGGTGGTGGCGGCAATGGCGGTGGTAACGGCGGCGGAGGCGGTAATGGAGGATAATAATGGCGACAGCATTTGACAGACAAATCCAGAACAGGAATTTTCTATCACCTGTTGGATTTAAATTTACACTGGCAAAAGAACCTAAAGTATCTTTCTTTTGTAATTCGGCAAGTATACCCGAAATAACCTTGGGAAATACTGTACAACCAACATATCTCAAGGATATTGATATTCCTGGAGAAAAATTAACTTATGGAGATTTTTCTTTAAGATTTTTAGTTGATGAAAATCTTGAGAATTATATGAAGATGCACAATTGGTTGACTGGACTAGGATTTCCAGAAACTACTCAACAGTTTAAAACTTTAACAACTGATGATGATACTGGTACAGGAGCACTCGATCAACAATTTAGTGATGCAAGTCTTCATATTTTGAATAGTAATTTTAGAGATGTTGCTATTGTAAAGTTCAGAGACTTGTTTCCAGTTTCTCTTTCATCTTTAGAATTTGACGCATCAGAAGCAGATATTCAATATTTTACTGCAGATGTTACATTCAAATATACAATTTATGATATACTAGGAGCAGACGGAAGAACACCTCTCTAACCATCTGATTTTTTATTATGGATCTAGACAAAATTCAATCAATGTGGGAAAGTGATTCTACCATTGATCCGGACAATCTTCATGACGAAAGTTTGAGGATTCCACAATTACATTGCAAATATTACACCATTTACAATACGATTACTTTGTTGAGGGAAAGAACAAGAAACTCTTATAACAAAGTAAAGTTGGAAAGATATAATTACTACACAGGAAAAGCACCTGCTGAAGTATATGCCGAAGAACCATTTCCATACAAAGTAAGAGAAAAAGATGCGATTCAGAGATACATTGAAGCAGATGATAAGTTGACCAAGTTAGATCTTAAAATTAGATACTATGATACAACTCTTAAATTTTTAGAAGAGATTATCAAGACAATTTCCAATAGAACTTTTCAAATTAAAAACGCGATTGAGTGGCATAAATTCCAATCTGGATTCAATTAAACACAACTAAATATTTGATATTGATCTAAATGAATGTCACATTTGATTATATCAAAGAAGAATGAAGTCTATCTTCATGTTGACTCTGAAATTCATATTCATTATGAATTAGCAGATCAATTTACTTTTGAAGTGCCTGGAGCACAGTTTTCTCC